GGACTTCAACGCACTCCGCGAATCCCTTTCGCGCCTCGCCGCGCTGGAGGACGGGGCGAAGCCGAGCGGAGATTGCGGCGTCTGCGGCGGCAAGGACGGAACGCACAGGAGCAACTGCCATGTCTAGCCCCCTCCCCGAAGGGCTCGCGGAGGTCGAGGCCGCGCTGGAGTTCTACCGCGACGACTCGCGCGCGCAACCCGGCGTGACCTGCGCCGCTGCCGCCCTTTCCGCGCTCCGCGACTACGCGGCGAGGGTGGAATCTGCCCGCGCCCTGCTCGCCAGCGGGGCCGGGGCGGAGGGCGCGTACCGGAGCGGGCAAGAGAACATGCGCGAGCAGATCCAGGACGCCTTGCACGAAGCCGGTCCCCACGAACTCGCGGACACGTTCAGCCCCGACAACTTCCCGTCCGACGACGAGGACTATCCGCCCACGTCCCGCGCGCTGCCCGAGGCGGCGGGGGACGTGCGAACAGCCGAGCGTGCCGCGATGGGCGAGGTCGAGATCGGCTCGCCGGTCCACGACGCGCTGCTCGCCAAGGACGCCGAGATCGCCGCCCTGCGCGAGCTGGTGGCGGAACTGGCCGAGAGCCTATGCCCAGCGTGCAAGGGGGATAGGTGGTTCATCAACCCGGACGGCTTGACTGCCGATCCGTGCGGAAGGTGCGGAGCAGGCGCCATCGACGCCCTTGCCGCCGAGACGGCGCGGCGCGAGGAGGCGGAGGAGCGCCTGTCCGAGTTCGTGGAGGACTTCCGCCGCGTCATCAACGACGAGTGCGCGCCGGATGAGAAGCACTGCTCTTGCGTCCCGCATCTGCGCGCCCGCCTCCGCCGGGTCGAGGGGGCTGCGCGGGATGCTCGCGAGCGGCTCGACCAAGGGGCCGAACCGGGGCAGCGGCTGTTCGCGCGCGCCGTGGATGCGATCAAGATTCTCGACGCCGCCCTTACCCCGCCCACCCCGGAGGCCACCGATGCGTAACCTCACGCCCCACCTGATCGGGGTGCTACTCGCCGTCGCTGTCGCGGCCGCGCTCTACACCCTCCGCCCCGACACGCCCGAACCCTGGGGAACCGTCGTGCGAACCTGGCCGACCTCGGACGGGTCGTGCATCGTCCACGGCGGCGCGTTGGTGCGCCTCCAGGACGGCTCCGAGTTCACCGTGCTCGACTGCTGGCTCGGCGACGCGGAAGGGCGCGAGATCGTCCTCGGCGAAGACGCGGCTCCCTGGGCGACCGTCATCGCCACGGAGGCCGGTCGCGCCACGCTCGAACTCGAAGGCGGCGCTCGAATCGTGATCTACGGCGTTGACCTGGAGGTCGGCGAAGCGCTGCGGAGGGGATGGTGAGCGGGGAGCGCGAGCGAGAGCGGGCGCGTGAGCGGCGCCGCATACACCGACCCGGCGGTATAGTACCCATGCCCGACATCACTTCCCGAGAGCTCGAGCACGAGCTCCTGATGACCTCCTTCGGGGAGGAGCGGTACTTCTCCGTCGCCGCGGCCGCTCGCTCGACCGGGCGCCTCACGACGACCCCGCCCGGGCGCCAACTCCTCCGGGCCGCGTTCGGGGCGATCGAGGCGTACGTCTCGGGGTGGGCCCGCCAGGTGAAGGCCGGCCGCCCGGCGCCGCACGCGGACGTCGCGCCGATCGTGTCGAAGCTCGACCTCCCGTCCGCGGCGTTCGTCGCGGCCGGGGTCGTCGCTGACGGGCTCCACCGGCCGCGCTCGGTGACGTCCCTCGCGGCCGCGGTCGGGCTCGCGCTCGAGGACGAGCACCGGATCCGGGAGCTCGTCAGGACGGACAGGACCCTCGTGCGCGAGCTCCTGAAGCGCGTGAAGCGCTCCGGGCCGGAGTTCCGCCGGCGGTACCTCGTGAAGGGGATGAAGAACGCGGACGCGCCGCCGCCGCGGTGGTCCTCGCGGGACCGCGCCGCGGTCGGGGCGATCTTCATCGAGGCCGCCCTGCAGGAGCTCGGGTGGATCGAGGTCGAGGAGGTCCCGCGCCGCGGGCGCCAGAACGGGGTCCAACTGATGGCGCGCCCGACGGAGGCGCTCCTCGCGTGGCTCGACGACGCGGACAGGGAGTCCGCGCGGCGGTGCCCGACGTACCTCCCGACGCTCGACCCCCCGGCCCCGTGGTCCGGCGTGACCGGCGGCGGGTACCTCACGGACGCGGTCCTCCGGCGCCCTCTCGCGCGGTTCGCGTCCAGGATGCAGCAGGAGCGCGCGGAGCACCGCGCCTCGCGCGGCGAGATGCCTCGCGTGCTCGGGGCCGTGAACAAGCTCCAGGACGTCCCGTGGCGGATCGACCGGGACCTCCTCGAGGCTCTCGACCACCTCCGCGGCGCGGACGGGGGCCCACTCCCGGACCTCGCGGACGCGCCGCTCCCGGCCCGCCCGGCGATGAAGCACGCGTCGGAGTACCCCGAGGGGAGCGACGACGCCGCGCGGAGCGAGGCCGAGTGGAAGGAGTGGCGCAAGCGCGCCGGCATGACGCACCGCGCGAACGCGGCCCGCCGCTCGAGCCGGGTCTCCCTCGCCCAGATCGTGAGGACCGGGCGCATCCTCGAGGGCGAGCCGCGGTTCTACTTCCCGCACCGGCTCGACTTCCGCCAGCGCGCGTACCCGGTCCCGTACTGGGTCCAGCCGCAGGGGCCGGACTACGGCCGCGCGATGATCCAGTTCGCGGGCGGGGAGGACATGACCGACGCCGGGTGGCGCGAGCTCTGGGCGTACGGGGAGTCCCTCAAGAGCGGGACTAAGGGCCCCGTCGAGGGCCGGGCCGTACTCGGCCGGGGGCTCTGGAGTGAGGCCGAATCGGTCTACCGGGACCCGATCGAGGACACATCCTGGCACGACGCGGACGAGCCGTTCCAGTACCTCGCGTGGTGCCTCGAGGTCGGCCGGCTACGGGGCGACCTCTCCCCGGCCACGCACCTCCCGGTCCACATCGACGCGTCGAACAACGGCCTCCAACTGTTTGCCCTGATGACCGGGGACGAGGACCTCGCGGCCGCGACGAACGCGATCGACCACGGGAGCTCCGTGCCGGAGGACCTCTACTCGAAGGTCGCCGCTGACACCTGGGCCGAGATCCTGCGCCTCTCGACCGAGGGATGCGCGGACCCGATCTCGGACGTCAACCACGCCGAGGCGTGGCGCCGGTGCCTCGGGTTCGAGGTCCCGCGCGACCTCGCGAAGCGCCCCGTGATGACGCTCCCGTACGGGGTGACCGCGTGGAGCGCGGCGGAGTACGTCCTCGAGTGGTACCGCGACAAGCGCTGCGCGGACAGGGAGGACCTCACGTCCGGCCCGCTCGGGAGGGGCGCCGCGACCGCGTGCCGGTGGCTCGCGGGGGTCCTGATGGAGAAGGTCGCCGCGCGGTGCCGCGGCGCGGTCGACTGCATGACGTGGCTCCAGGACGTCGCGACCAAGCTCGCGCGCGCGGGCCTCCCGTTCGAGTGGACGACCCCCGTCGGGTGGCCCGCCGCTCAGGCGTACCGGAAGCAGAAGGTCCGCCGGCTCCGGGTCCGCCTCGGGGGCCAGGTCCGCCAGATCCGCCTCCGGGAGGACGGGTCCGCGATCGACGTGAAGCGCCAGCGACAGGGCGCCGCGCCGAACTTCGTCCACTCGATCGACGCGGCCGTCATGGCGACCGCGGTCTCGGGCTGGGCGGGCCCGATCGCCGCGATCCACGACAGCTTCGGGACCGCCGCGCCGCTCGTGCCGGCGCTCCGGTCCGCGCTCCGGTCCGCCGTCGCGGAGGTCGTGGTGGAAAATAACCTACTAGTCGCGCTCCGGGACGAGGTCCGCGGGTATAGTGGTCTACATATCCCGGACCCGCCGGTGCTAGGCCGGGTCGATCCGGCCGCCGTGCGCGCCTCCGAGTTCCTCTTCCAGTGACCCACCGAATCAGATGACCGTCGACACCAACATCAACCTGACCCTCCCGAAGAACATCCTCAAGGCCGCGGACGCCTTCATCGACGAGACCGGCGCGATGTCGAGCCCCCCGAGCACGAACCTCCAGCGGGCGGCCCAGAGGGCGTACGTCTGGGGCGAGAAGAACCCCGGCGCGCTGTCCCCCAACCAGGCCGCCGCGCTCGACGTGATCTCCAACGGCGTCGGCTTCATCGAGGCGGGCACCGGCCGCTCGGCGCGCGCCGCCCGGAACGGGCTCTCGATCGCGCTCTACGGCACGAAGGCGCGCTGATGGAGGTCGCGCGCACCAGCCCGGGCCCGGCGGCCGACCCCGAGGTCTCGGTCGAGCTGACCGGCAAGCTGTCGGAGTTCGCCTTCCTCTGGGGGGTCGTCGGGGCCCTGCACGGCCCCGCCGGCAGGGGGACTTACAGCCTGTACGGCGGCCTCAGGGAGGCCCTCGGCTTCTCCCACACCGACTACAACAACAAGAACGGAGAGGCTTACCGCGGCCGCGAGGCGGCCGGGTTGATCCTCAAAAACTGCTCCAACTGACCATGCCCAAAGCAACCAAACGTTCCACCCAGATCCGCGTCAAGACGCCCCTCGGCGTCTTCGCCTGGCCGTTCCTGGACCGGCCCTCGAAGAAGTTCGCCGGCAAGGACAACCCGGAGGGCGACTACAAGGTCGACGTCGTCGTCGAGCCGGGCGACATCAAGGCCCTCAAGCGCCAGCTCGAGGAGCTCGTCGAGGTCCGCCTGAAGGAGGAGGGCCTCGACCCTTCGACGAAGGTCCACTACCCTTTCGTGGACCACCTCGACGAGAACAAGCAGCCGACCGGCAAGACCGCGATCCGGTGCAAGCAGGCCGCGGCGTACTACCCGGAGGGCGAGCCGCCGGTCCCGCACAAGATCGCGTTCATGGACGCGCGCGGGCAGCGCACGGAGCGCCAGAAGGTCGGCGCCGGCACGCGCGGGGTCGTCTTCTGCCGCGCGACCGCGAACTACGTCATGAAGGACGACACGGTCTACGTCCGCCTGCGCCCGGAGGGCGTCCAGGTCGTCGACCTCGTCGAGTTCGGCGGCTTCAACCAGGGCGCTTACGGCGGCGCGGAGGACCTCTCGAGCGAGGGGTCGTTCGTGGCCGACCAGGGCGACGACGCGCCGGCCGGGTCCGGCGAGGGCGCCCCGAGCTACGGCGGGGGGAAGTTCTAGCGGACCAAGTCCGCTGACCACCGGTTCGACACCTCCGGCGGCTCACCAGGTGCCGAGAACCTGGGAGGGAGGTTGCTCTCCCGACCCGGCCCCCGGGCCCGCCGAGTAGAATCGGTGGTAGCCCGGGGGCCACTTCAGGGGAGTAGCCAAGCGGTAAAGGCAACGGGTTTTGATCCCGTGATCGGAGGTTCGATCCCTCCCTCCCCTGCCACCACAACGAGAGACCATGCCCATCACCGCCGTCACCCACCTGAACCAGTCCCGAGGTCGCTGCGCCGCCGGCTGCGGGCGCGAGTTCCACCTCAACAGTCTCCAGACCATCACGTTCACGGGCCCGACCGGGTCCGACGTCACCGGCCTCGCGTGCGACGAGTGCCGCGACAGGCTCAAGAAGGAAGGGCTCCTCCGATGAACGACTACCCCTGGTACCGCCGCCCGTGGCCCGCCCTCGTGTGCGCGCTCGGCCTCATCGTCGTCGCCGCGGCGTCCCAGTCCCCCGCGGTCGGGAAGGACGAGAACCACGGCCACGTCACGGTGGACGAGGCGCTCGAGCTCCACGCGGAGCTGCAGGCCCTCAAGCAGCGCTTCGGGAAGGTCGACGCGGACCTCCACGGCGCGATGTCGGACCTCCTGGCGTACGAGGAGCTCCTCGTCACGGCGTACGTCTACGACGAGCCCGCCCCGGCCGACCCCCCGGCCGACCCCCCGGCCGACCCCCCGGCGGGCTCTGTCGAGTGGCCCGACCCGAGTTCGTTCGGGTGCCAGGTCGGTGCCAACACTCTCGTGAGCTGGGAGTTCCAGCCGATCTCCGGCGCTGGCCTCCCGTCTCCGCCCCTCCCGCCGGTCGCGGACGGCGCGGTGTACGACGGCTTCCACTTCTGGGGGACCGGGTACACCTACCTAGGGATCTTCAGCATCATCGACGGGTCCGCCGCAAGCGGGGTCACGTTCCAGAACGCGGTAGTCGGTCCGTGCAATAAGTGGGGCGGGAACGGGGACTTCGACAGCGTCTCCGTCAAGAACGTCACCTACACCGACATCTTCCCGGAGCACGTCGCGTACTTCAAGCCGCGACCGCCCCTCCCACCGAAGCCGGTCAGGCCGTTCACCTTCACGAACGTGCTCTCGCGCGACATCGGGTCGCAGGGCCTCCAGGTCGCTCTACGCCAGTGGGAGCACCCGGAGGGGTTCGGGGACCCGATCGGCGACATCATCGTCGACGGGTGGTACATGGAGAACCACGGCGGGGGCGACCGGGAGTCCCAGTGCTGGAAGGTCTTCAGCGCGCAGGCCGGCACGAAGGACGACCAGTGGGCGGTCCAGCTCAACACGCGCGTCGACATGCGCGGCCTCTGGCTCGACGACTCCATGCGCGAGACCGACGTCATGGGCGCGCTCTACGCGGGGGACGCGGTCGACTTCGACGTCCACTCGATCCACGCGAAGGGGGGCGAGCTCGCGCAGTCCGCGGTCGTCGTCACGGACGGGTCCGGCCCGTTCGAGCTCGGGGACGAAGGGTGGTCGATGTTCTACGACTCCGCCGAGAGCGGGCGCGGCATCAAGATCAAGGAGCTCTCGCGCCCGGTGAAGATCCACCCGGGCGAGGGGAACCTCCTGATCCGCGGCCCGGACGGCGAGACCCTCGCGCACATCACGGAGGGGTGGACGAGCTCCACCTGGGCCGAGTGACGCCGAAGCCTTGGGGCCGGCCGCGGATCCGGGTCTCGAAGCCGGAGGACCGCACGCGCGTGTCGCGCCGGTTCGGGACCCGGACGTTCGACTCCAAGGCGGAGGCGAAGAGGTGGGACCATCTCGAGGCTCTGTGGGACTCCGGGGAGGTCTCCCTCGTGCTCCTGCAGCCGGCGTTCTACCTCCCGGGGAAGACGAGGTACGCGGCGGACTTCCTGGTGTTCTACGCCGACGGGCGGGTCGAGATCGAGGACGTGAAGGGCATGCGGACGGACAGCTACAAGCGAGCGAAGAAGCAGGTCGAGGACCTGTACGGGGTCGAGATCACGGAGGTCAAGGCTCGATGAAGCCCCAGCACGCTTTCGACGACCTCCTCAAGTCGTACAAACTGACCCCCGTTCCGGGAGGGGTCGAGGAGCTCCCGAACCTCTCGGTGGAGGTCCTCGAGGAGGACTGGGACAGGGGGCGCGACAACGCCGTTGGCGACGAGAGCCTCGTGCTCCAGGACTTCGTGATGGAGACCCGCGCCCGCACCGGCGGGGGGAAGGTCGCGGTGGGCGCGTTCCGGGTAGACGACGACGGCGAGTTCACGGTCGTCCTGAACGCGAAGGACTGGCTGTCGATGCTGGCCTTCTGCGTCCAGTCCGCGATCCGCGAGGAGACCCTCAAGGCCGAGCTCAAGCAGGCCCTGAAGGAGGAGATCGAGCGCAAGAAGATCAACGGGAGCGGGCCTCGGGGCCGCGGGAGGAGGTTCTAGGTGCCGCGACTCACTGGGGAGAGCACGTCCCAGTTCGTGCGCCACGTCCCGTGCGGGGAGTGCGGTTCGAGCGACGGCGCGAGCCTGTACGACGACGGGCACACGTTCTGCCACGTCTGCGAGCATCACGAGCAGGGCCCGGACGAGGAGTCCGGACGGATCGTGGAGTCGACGAAGGTCCGCCCTGTCGCGGGCCTGATACAGGTCTCGATCGAGGGGATCCCGTCCCGAGGCATCACCGGCGAGACCTCGCGCAAGTTCGGGTACGGCTACGGCGAGCACCGCGGGGACACGGTCCAGGTCGCGACGTACCGGGACTCCTTCGGGACCCCGGTCGCGCAGCACCTCCGCACGCGCCACAAGGACTTCCCGTGGCTCGGGGACGCGAAGAAGGCGAGCCTGTTCGGGGAGTGGGTCTTCCGGGACGGGCGCCGCCTCTCGGCGAAGGGCGGCAACACGATGGTCGTCATCACCGAGGGCGAGATCGACGCGATGACGGTCTCCCAGCTCCAGGGGAACCGGTGGCCGGTCGTGTCGGTCCCGAACGGCGCCGGGAACGCCGCGAAGGACGTCGCGAAGTCCCTCGGGTGGCTCGAGTCGTTCTCGCGGGTCGTCATCATGTTCGACCAGGACGACGCCGGCCGCGAGGCGACCGAGGCCGTCTCCCGGACCCTGACCCCGGGGAAGGCGTTCGTCGCGAAGCTCCCGATGAAGGACGCGAACGAGATGCTCCTCGCCGGGCGCGGGGACGAGGTCATCTCCGCGATCTGGGACGCGCAGGCGTGGAAGCCCGACGGGATCGTGACCGGGGAGGACATCTGGGCCGGCGTGAGTCGCGCGCCGCAGCCGACGATCGCGCACTGGCCTTGGTCCGACCTGGACGAGAAGACGCGCGGCTTCCGGCGCGGCGAGATCAACCTGATCGTCGGCGGAACCGGGACCGGGAAGTCGACCCTCTGCCGGAACCTGACCCGGAGCTTCATCGAGCAGGGCCTCAAGGTCGGGGTCCTCTCGCTCGAGGAGCCGTGGGAGCAGTACGCGTACGCGCTCCTGGGGACGATGGCCGGCAAGAACGTCCGCCTCGGGGACGCGGAGGAGATCGACCCGGACCTGCGCGCGTCCTTCGACGACGTCAAGGACCGCCTCGTGATGTACGACGACCAGGGCGTCCGGACGGACGACGCGATCTTCGACCGCCTGCGCTACATGGCCCTCGCGGAGGGGTGCCAGGTCGTCGTGGTCGACCACCTCACGGTCGTCATCGGCGCGGGCCGGGAGGACAACGACCGGCGCCACGCGGAGCGCTTCATGGCGGACCTCGAGGCGATCACGAAGCGCACGAAGGTCATCCCGGTCGTCGTGATGCACCTCCGCAAGGTCGGCGACGGGCGCTCGCACGAGGAGGGGAAGGCGGTCTCGATGAGCGATATCAAGGGGTCCGGCCTGATCCCCCAGCTGTCGCACGTCATCGTCGCCGCGGAGCGCGACCAGCAGGGCGACGCGACGGACGTCATGGGGCTCCGCGTCCTGAAATGTCGCTGGACCGGGCGCACCGGCCTCGCCGGGCGGGTAAAGTACGAGGACCACACCGGGCGGATCGTCGACCACGACCCGGCGATGGAGAAGCACCAGGTCGAACCGATTGCCGAGGGGGCATTCTGACATGAACGACATCGACAGACTTCGCGAGGACCTGGACGAGCTCACGGAGCGGTTCGACGAGCACCTCGAGGAGGGGGGCGGGCGCTTCGGATCCAAGTCTACCCGCATTCGCAAGCTCGAGGAGGACCTCCTAGGGGCCACCCAGAATGTCGCCGCGCTCGAGCGGGAGAACGCGTCCCTCAAGCGCGAGCTCGCGAAGCTCCGCCTCCCTCTCACCACCGATTTCGGTAGGGCGGTCGGGCTGGCCGCGGACGAGGCCGGCGTCCCGGAGGGCGGCCGGGCGTTCTACCTGAAGGACGACCTCTACCAGGCGATCTACCAGCGCCTGAGGGACGACATCGTCGCGGAGTTCCCGGGGTCGAGCCTCCCGCCGGTCTGCGCCTTGCCCACGATCAGCCTGTACGGGATCGAGTTCCGGCCGCTGGGGGCATTCTGATGGAGACCCACGAGTTCGAGAAGGTCCGCCTGGCCGTCGCGCACATGATGCCCCGGGGCTGGTCCGCCAACCTAGTCAAGCTGCAGGCGGAGCACGTCCCCCACCTCGGCGGCGAGCTGGTCCGCGCGGTGTTCGACTTCATCGGCCGGAAGCGCCGCGTCGACTGGTCCGAGTACGAGGAGGTCCCCGCGCTCCCGGCGTGGGCCGACAAGTTCCTCAAGAAGGCCTTCGGCGTCCGGGAGATCGAGACGCAGCACTCCGTCGAGCGCGTGCTGGTCTGCCCGCACGACGCGGTCCGCGGCCCGGGTGAGCACGTCCGCTTCCTCTCCCAGACCGTCAAGCCCAGCGACATGATCGAGGACAGGGTATGAACGAGCTCGTCGTCGACATCGAAACGAATGGCCTCCTGCGCGAGGAGAACGGGAAGCCCGCGATGGACCGGGTCCACCTGATCGTGACCTCGCGCCCGGACGGGACCGGGACGGCGGTGTTCCACGACGACCCGCGGTTCCCCCGGACCGGCGCCCTGAAGGACGGCGTCCGCGCGGTCGAGTCCGCCGACCTCGCGATCGGGCACAACGTCGACGGGTTCGACGTCCCCGCGCTCCGGAAGTTCTGCGGCCTCCGGAAGGTCCCCCCGACCTACGACACCCTGACCAAGGCGCGCCTCATGTTCCCGTGGGTCGGGGACACGGACGGCGCGCGGTACTCGA